ATTAATTGGCATGAAGGAACAACACCTATTTCTAACGCTGACATAGAAGCACAATTCACAGCAGTAGAATTTGATATTGCTATGAAAGATTTAAGAGCTAAAAGAGATAAACTAATTACAGAAACAGATTACCTTGCCTTATCTGACCAGACATTATCAGCAGAAATGTCAACATATAGGCAAGCATTGAGAGATATAACAAATGGAATTACAACGGTAGAACAAGCAAACAATGTTACTTGGCCTACAAAACCATAATGAAAACTTGTATAAATATTGAGTAAGGAAGAAATAAAAAACTATGCCAGCAATTATAACAGATAAATTTAGAATTCACAACTCAGAGCAGTTTCAGGAGTCCTTTTCTGAGGCATCTCCTAATGTTTACTATCTTGGAATTGGTAGACCACAAGCGTTTGCCACACAAACAAGAGCAGATAGTAGAACAGAAAACCAAGGTACAGATTCAAATCCTGTAACACCTGTAGATTGTGTAGATACTCAAACACTAACTTATGATGACTTACTGGCAGTCAAAAAGATTACTAGTTCAGATGTAGAGTTTGTTACACCAAGAATTAACTGGACAACAGGTACAGTTTACGACTATTACAGACACGATTACGGTAAAAGAATTACAGGTACTACAACAGCACAAACTTCAAATACAGGTGCTTCAAATTTATTTGATGCAAACTTTTATGTATTAACAGCAGCTAGAAATGTTTACAAATGTTTAGATAACAATTCAGGTGCAAATTCAACTGTAGAACCTACAGGTACTTCAACATCTATTTTAACAACTGCCGATGGATATAAGTGGAAATATATGTACACCTTATCTGCTTCACAACAAGCAAACTTTTTATCTACAGACTTTATGGCAGTTTCAACAAATTCAACTGTATCATCAGCCGCTGTTGACGGTGCAGTAAACATATGTAAAATTAAAACTGCTGGTTCAGGTGGTACAGACGGTACTCATACAGGTATTGCAATTAGAGGTGACGGTACTTCAGGTACAGTTTCAGTCACAGTAACATCTGGTGCAGTAACAGCCGTAACAGTTACAAGTGCAGGTTCAGGTTATACTTTTGGTACAATCTCAAATGCACAAATCGTAGCCGCTGGTGCAACTGGTTTAACAGGTGCTGAAATTGATGTAATTATCGAACCAAAAGGTGGCCACGGATTTAATGCAGTAGAAGAATTAGGTGCTTTCTTTGTAATGATGAATACAAGTTTAGAAGGTACAGAAAGTGCAAACTCAGGTGATGTCACAGTATCAAATGATTTTAGAAGAGTTTGCTTAATTAGGGATCCAAATGCAGGTGGTTCAGCTGCTTCAGCAAATACATTAAGAGCTACTTACGCAGTTAACTTAACAGGTGTATCAGGAACATTTACTGCTGATGAAGAAATTAATCAAGCAACAACTGGTGCAGTAGGTAAAGTTATTGAATGGGATTCAGTAAACAGTATTTTATATTATATTCAAACAAAATTCAATGATGAAGGAGTAGATAGTAACGGTAATCAAACTGCTTTTAGTGGAACAAACGCTATAACAGGTCAAAGTTCTAGTGCAAGTGGAACACCAACCACATCAACTAGTACAATTAATAATGTTTCATTTACGAGCGGATATTCAAGTCCGGAAATTGACCATGACTCTGGTGATATTCTCTATGTAGAAAATAGAGCACCAATAACTAGAGCAGCCGACCAGACCGAAAATATCAAACTGATTATTGAATTCTAGGGGAGATTAAATGCCAAGTCCAACAGATTTTAACCTCTCGCCTTATTATGATGACTTTGCAGAGTCAAAGAAGTTTCATAGAATACTTTTTAGACCGTCATTTGCAGTACAGGCTAGAGAGTTAACACAATCACAATCTATTCTACAAAACCAAGTAGAAAGAGTATCAGACCACCTTTTTGAAAAAGGTGCAATGGTTATTCCTGGCGAAATTGGTTATGACTTAAATTACTATGCAGTCAAACTTACTTCATTTACAGATTCAGCCGCAGTTGGTGTAACATTAGCAGACTTTGTTGGTTTAGAATTAACAGGTCAAACTTCAGGTGTAAAAGCAAAAGTAATTAATACATCTGCTACAGACGGTACAGACCCAAATACTTTATTTGTTAAATATGTAGATTCAGGTACAAATAATTCAACTGAAGCTTTTGCAACTGGCGAAACAATTTCAGTATCAACTACTTTACAAAGTGTAGTTACAACAGTTTCAGCAGTAGTAAATAGTACAGCAACAGGTTCAGCTGCTTATGTGGCTGCCGGTGTTTATTACATCAATGGTTTCCATGTTCAAGTTAATGAACAAACTTTAATTTTAGACAAATATTCAAATACACCAAGTTATAGAGTTGGATTAACTGTTACAGAATCTTTTGTAACTCCAAATGATGATAACTCTTTAAATGATAATGCAGCTGGTACTTCAAATGTCAATGCTCCAGGTGCTCATAGATTTAAAATAGATTTAACACTTGCTAAAAAAGCATTAACAGCTGTTGATGATGCAAACTTTGTAGAATTACTTAGACTTAAATCAGGTATTTTACAAAACCAAGTTAGAACAACTGAGTATGCAGTATTAGAAGATACTTTAGCAAGAAGAACATTTGACGAATCAGGTGATTATGCAGTTAGAAATTTTGATTTAGATTTAAGAGAACACTTAATCTCAGGCAACAATAGAGGTATTTACACAGCAGTTAATGGTGGTAGTGAATCTAAGATTGCCGCTGGTATGGGACCAGGTAAAGCATATGTTAAAGGTTATGAAATTGAAACTATTGGTACTACTTTTGTTGATGTAAACAAAGCAAGAGATTTCGATACACAAAATAACTTTACAACAAAATTTGATGTGGGTAACTATGTCAATGTTACAAATATTTACGGTTCACCTGATATAGGTTTCGTATCTGCCGCTACTGAAGCATTTAAAAGAGTTAACTTATACAGTACATTAACAAGTTCCAGAGGAACAGAAAATGCAGGTAGTGGTGCAAGTATCAATACAATTGGCCGTGCTAAATCCAGAGGTTTCCAATATGTAACGGGAACACCTAGTAGTTTCACATTTGCAAGTTCAGGTCTTACAGACGCAGTTTACAGACATTACTTGTTTGATATTAATATGTTCACTCACTTGAACATTAGAACAAATCAATCATTTACAACTGGCGAAACTATTACAGGTTCAACTTCAGGTGCAACTGGTACTGTAGAAAGTATATCTACTACAACCGCCGTAGCTGCATCAGCAATAACTGTTGCAAGTCCAGGTGTTGTATCAGCAACAGCACACGGCTTAAAAGAAGGCCAGCAAATTACATTTAGTGCAATTTCAGCCCAAAATAATTCGGTTGCTATGTCAACAAGTGATGTGTTTACAGTTAGAAATCCAGGCACAAATGATTTTGAATTATATGAAAGTGATGGCACAACAGCAACAAATATTACTTCATATTCATCTTCAGGTAATGTATTACACGGTGTTGTAATTTGTTCAAGTGTAAATGGTGCATTTATTCCTGGTGAAACAATCACAGGCGGTACTTCAAGCAACACAGCTATTATTCAAACAGATGCAGTTGGTTTAAGAGGAGTTAGAACACACGATTTTTCTGCTACTAAACAAATTGGTATGGCAGGTTCTCCAACTTATACTGCTGATGTTAATAGAAGTGCAACATATGGTGAAAGTTTACAAGTCACTGGTACTTTATCAGTAGCAAATAGTGGTGATGCAGTATCAGGTTTTGGTACTTTATTTACAACTGAATTAAAAGTTGGTGATGAGATTACATTTAATACAGACGCAGGTACTTCATTAACTAGAATTGTAGAAGCTATTATTTCAGATACAAGTTTAACAATTTCAGTTGCAGTTGGTGGTTCAGATGTTTCTACTAAAACTGTTGCAACAAGAAATAGAGGTATATTACAAGATTCACAAAAAAATATTTCTATCTTTAAATTACCTAATGATGCAGTTAAAACATTAAAGACTACATCAAACAATGGTATTACAGATACAAACTTTAAAGTAAGAAGACAATTTGTATTACAATTATCATCTGGTTCAGGACAAATTTCAGCAGGTACAAATGAAACTTTTGCAAGTTTAGCTGAAGGCGATTATACAATTTCAATATCTGCTATTAACGCAGCTTCAGCTGGTGCAACAGGTAACATACTGAGTTTAACAGGTAATAATGGAGATGGCAACCCTATCTTTACACTATCTGGTTCTCCAACAGGTAAAACACTTGATATAGATTTTGGTACTGCTTATGCTGATGCCGAATTAAAAATTTTAGCAACAGTTAACCGTTCAGTTGCAGGTTCAAAAACAAAAACATTAAACTCTGGTTCAACTGTAGCCATTTCTAATCAAACAACAATTCAAAGTGGCACAATCGGTTTAGGTAAAGCAGATGTTTATACAATTAATGCAGTTTATATGGCTGCTGATTTCTCAACACCAGCAACTACAAGTGATACAAACATTACAAGTAGATTTGATTTAGATACAGGTCAAAGAGATAACTTCTATGACATTGGTAGATTAAAATTAAAAGATGGTGAATTAACCCCAACAGGTAGACTATTAGTTAATTTTGATTTCTTCTCACACGGTTCAGGAGATTATTTTGATGTTGACTCTTACTCAGGTGTTGTAAACTATGCAGACATTCCTGAATATACTTCAGATACTACAGGTAGAACATATCAATTAAGAGATTGTTTAGACTTTAGACCACGAGTTGATGATGCGTCAACTATTAATTCAGGTGGCCAAGATAGAAGTTACGATGGTTCAGGTGCATCAACAGTTGATGTTGTTAAGTTTGGTGATGATGTAACAACTGACTTTGAATTTTACTTACCAAGAATTGATAAAATTTTCTTAGATAAAGAAGGTGCTTTTAAAGTTGTAGAAGGTG